GGGTTGCCTAAATTCCTGCCCGCGGCGATTCATTGCCGACAGTTCCGCCTGCACCAGCTCCTCGGTCACACCTTTCGGGAGTGGTTTCGCAACTGGTGCAGGCGGTGGGGGAGCTTCTTCTTCCAGCACGCGCTTCCAAACCGCCTCAATTCGTGCTTTCTCGGCGGCTGCCATCTGCTGCTTGGCGCTTACGCGGCCCTTCCCTACCCTCTTGAGCCCTGGGGCGGGTGCGAGCCTTGCCTGCTCTCCAAGCACAAGGTCTGGGCCTGGTGGCGTTGTAGGGGGCGGAACAGGCCGCATAACGCCCCCAGCGGGCAATTCCCGCTCAATGCCTATCTCTGGCCCTCGGACGGGGGGTAGGGCGCGGCGGCCAGGAGCAGGGGCTAGGCGTGGGGCGGCTCTAGGTTTGGCAGCTTCTATCTCACGCGCCCTTGTTCCACGCAGTCTGAGAGCGCGTAGCCCACCACCTGCCGCAATCCCAGCAAGCGGAACCGCTACTCTGGCGAACTCTACCGCTTCAGGAGACAATTCCGCTTTCTCCGCCATTGCGCCTGCAGCCCTGCTTGCCAGTTCAAACGGCGGTATGTACGCAGGCAATGCTCCGCGAGTGATCGCTGTGCCAAAAGGCCCGATTGTCTGCATTGCCCCGCCGATGATCTCCGCCCCTCCAGCAAGCGCACGGCGCCCAAGTGGACGTTTTTGGGGATCATCGAAAACACGAGAGATTCCGGTTGCAAGTCTTATAGGCCCCAGAAAAGGCCCAGCGGCAAATTCTGCCATTTCTCGCGTTGTTCCCCGTTGGGCTTTCTCCAGCACGGCTCCATACGCCCGTTGCAATTTCGCCGTCAAGCCCGGCACTGGCGCTTTGATCTGTGCCTGTGGGATTTTACTTTCTACACTACGCTGAGAGGCTTCGTTAAGGGTCTGACGGTACTGCGGATATTTCTCTACAATGCGGCGAACAAGGTCGAAGTCTCCTATCTCCCGATATCGAGGATACTTCTCCTTGACACGCCGGGCGAGTGAGATTACGGTTTCAGTACCAGGAGTTAGACCCATGATTGTTAGTCTGTGTGTGCAATGAGAAAAGCCTGCTTTTGGTTTTCTGGAATTTGGCTTCTGGGCGTCATGGGCTTTATTTCACTAGGAACTATACACACATTTCTGTCAGCACCCAGCCTTTGGGAAGGGTTTTCCCTTGTTCGCGAACAATTCAGTCCATTCAATCTTCCGAACGTTTTCCTCACTATCCTTTTGCTCTTGCCTGCTATCGGCGCTCGTCTCTTGGGGGAAAAATTCCAAAAGGATCAGCGTCTTTAGTTGTTGATCTTGAGTTACTAATGAGTTTCCTATTACTTATCGTTCTTTTGTTGCCTTCTCCACTCACTGGCAAACGAGTGTATGTACTCATCACGGGCTCAGATCGAGAGAATTACAGTCCGAGAGCTGAAACCATCCATTTGTTTCGGAAACGCTGCAAAGAAATCACTGTCACGCTTAAGAAAGAAAAGGCTCACTATATAATTGTTCACGATGACACTGGTGCTGGGCCAGGGCGCAAACCGCAGAAGATTGTAGTGTTCAACAAGGACGGAGATGTTATCTACAGCGGTGCAACCCGCTCGGTTCGCGGCGCTGTAAAGGACGCCTGCAAAGCCATTCGCCAAGATCGAATACAGTGAGTTGAGGGATATCATCCTCATAAGTTTATGGAAGAATCCCCAAAGGGTCTTCGCCGCCCTGTGTGGGAGAAGCTGAAGGAGCCGCGCTAGGATATTCAAAAGGCTTTGGCGTTCTCTCAAGTGCTTCCAGTTCCGCCTCGTAGTCGTCCTGAATTTGCTGCTTGAGCTTGCGGAACTCATCTCGGCTCAGTTGTATCCCTAGTGTTCGGTTCCAAAAGAAACCACCAATTCTCTTTCCTGCTTCATCGGTTGATTCAGGAGTCCACCGATAGCTAGCCTCAAGCCGCCTCAAGGCTGTGTTCTTTCTATTCTCAGCAGCAGCCAGTTGTCCCTTCGTTGCCGGTGCTGGTATTGGCGCTCTCACGGATTGTTCGTGCGCTTGTATTTCTTCCAGCGTCGGGGGGCGACCCTGTTCTTTGATGAAGGTTTCCTCCCACAGTCCCGCCCTTCTTCCTGCTGGCTCTTTTTCTTGGCGAACCATGCTTTCTGATGGCCTCTCATAAGTGCTCCCGTTCGGCCTCTGATAGACATGCACTTTCTTGCCTTCGGCGTTGTAGCCTTCGTCGATCAACTTGTCCACTCCGGGGGCAGGGGCCAACCTCTTGTTTGCGAGTGCATAGTCTAGGCCGGTTTTCCAAGCCCCATACTTGCGTTGATAGTCTTCCGTTTGCTGGCGTGCAGGTGCTCCGGTGATCTGTTCCCCTACTCGTGTTCCTGCACCAGGCTCCCCACCGAAGCGGGCCGCGAAAGCAGCGAAAGCCGCACCGATTCTCCGTCCTCGGCTTACAGGTTCCATCTCTGGCGGCTGGGGCGGAGGGGGATAATTCGGTGCGGGTGCTGGCGCAGGGGACTCCGCGGGTTCGCCCAACCCTGGCGCTCGGACCAGAGACGGATACCCGCTCGGGCTTGGCTGGTAGTCAGTGGCCCCAGGCAGGTTTCCTTCTGAAGTCCAGAAGTTCCGCCGCCTGCGATTCTGTTCAAAGAGTTCGTGCGCCATGTTCTATCCGCGTCCGTAGTACGCACCAGCGGCTTCGCCGCCTGCTCCTATTCCGGCAAGCGTCGCCTGCTGCCAGAAGTTCGGTTGCCTTGCCAACTGGCCGCGTTGTCCGTAGATGTCTCCCAAATAGGCGGTGCTACCGCCGTAGAGTTGGCCCAAAATGTTAGCCCCTTGGAGTCGCCCTCTCCTGGTCACATCAGATACTTGACGGCCTTCTTCCCGGCCAAGTTCAAGTTGTGTAGCTCCGTAACCCGCTCGGTTGCCTGTCACCGCCAAACGGTTCGCTGCTTGTTCGCGCTGCGTATCCCAGAATGTGCGCGTGGCTTCGACCTCTGGTGTCTGCTCACCACGCAAAAGTCTTTGGCCTTCGGTTTCTAGTGCCGTACCGTAGCGGCCCCTGGAAGCCCTCTCAGTTGCCGACACTCCCTTCAATTCTTGCCCTAATTGTTTGGTTGCACCTTTACCCATTGCCATTCACCTTAAAGTGTTTGTGGAAACAGCGAAATTTATCCTCGATGAATCCGTACTTCCTCACAAGAACCTTCCCCAGCCCGTTCATACTCGGCTCTAGCATTGCCTGTAGCTCGTCCAGGCCAAGCGCCCGAAGTTGGTTTTCGGTTTCTTTCAATCCTAGTTGCCAGCACTCAGTTTTCTTCTTTCCTGGCAAGGTCGGGTCAACCACGGCGACTAATTCAGCCGTTAATCTGGCGAACAGCACCGCTCTCGGTTTCCCTCGCTCATCTACCGCAACCAGCTTCACCAGCATCAACGGAGTGGACAGATCGGGCCACTCGTAGCCAAGATTCTGCCCCGCGTGAATCGCCCGCAAAGCGGTTTCATCTTCCGAACTGTACGGCCTAATCCTCAAAGCAGTTGAACCTCTTTCCAGCCGCGCCGTTGATCGCCACCGATATCGGCCAATTCCTTGGTGTAGGTTTTGCCCGTAGTTCGGTCGAACACTAGCATCCCGGCTTTCTCCGCTTTCAACTCATTCTCTGGGTTGCCCTCAGTTGAAACCGTTGGCACCTGAGAAATGTCATTCGCCATCGCCTTCAACGCTTCGTAGAGGAACGACTTCAATTCCTCTAGGGTGCCAGCACCTTGAAGTTCTTCGATCTGCGGATAGAATTTCCCCGGCATCTACATAATCCCCACTTGTTGCCAAGCTCGTCCCCAGATAGTCATGGAGTCAACCCGGATGGTACTGTCTAAGGTGTTCGACCTGAGACGATAACTGAGTTTGAGCGCGGTGAGATTGGTTTGCAGTTCCAGGTACTTTGCCGCCGTCAGGGTTTCTCCTCCCACCTGAGAAAATGTGTTGAGTGTTTCGTCAATCTCCAACGCCTCGATGATGAGATTGCTGCCGCTGGTAAGCCCATGAATCGAGAGTGCCCCAAAGAGGTTGTCCCCATAGCTGCCCTGAAAGCCTGCATACGCTCCGCGATAGGAGTGTTCAATCACATTGCTGTCATCCGAGGTTCCCGCGTTGCGAAACAGGTTCAATTCTTCCGACCCAAAGAAGAGGCTCTGCTTGCTGGATTCCTCAATCAACGCAGAGGCGGTCACTACGTTGGCCGGGGTGAAAGAAGGCAGATTCCAATCGTCGTGCGACCACTTGCGTTCTTGTTCTCCCCAGCCCTTCCAGTAGTTGAGGACAAAGGTGCGGTTGGGCCAAGTACCGCCAGAACGCACGACTGAGAGGTAGATATTCTTCTTCTCTGGGTCGATCATTACATGGTTCTTGTAGGCTTGCGGTTCTTCGCGGTCGTCCCAACTCACAAAACCCGCCGGGGATTGCTGAATTTCTTGGTTGATCTTCACCGGGCGCAGGCCAAAGATGGCATAAACTCCAGCGCGGTAGCTGATGATAGCGAACTGCTCTCCCGCTACAGCTACTCCATGCAGGCTGTCGCAGCCGATGTTGTCCACGAAATTGACCGGCCACAGAGAGGGAGGATTCACCCCATCATTGCGGGTTACATACAAGCTGCGCTCCTTGACGATGAAGAGTAGGTCGCGGAACTTGAAAGTGGTGACAACCTTTTGCCCGTCGTCGGGACTGACTTGAATGAAGCCTTTTACGCCGTCGTAGGCTTCGGGGTCGCTTGGGTCGCTGATATAAACCCTAGAAGATTGGAAAGGTGTCTCAGCGGGGAAGATTTGTATATCGTCAACGAAGACCGATTCTCCGTTTGTAAGCGGATTGGTTCCATCGCTATCGCCGCGTACTTCCAACTGCGTAGGAGGCGATTCGATGGTTATTTCGCTGCTCTCGTAAGGTTCCCATTGGGTTGTTAGCTGAGCAGCGGTAATCAACAACGGTGTACTTGTATTATCAAGTGCAATGCGGAGTGCGCCTGCCGCCAATCCTGGAGTTCTTTTTGCCCGTACTCGGAATTTAAGCTTCGTTCCTGGAGGGAAAAACAGGGTGCTCGTGTCGGTGTCTATCGCTAGTTTAATGTCGCCGCGTATGTCATCCACCCCATTTCCTGCAATTTTGTAGGCATGACCGAAATAAACGTCGTCTTTCTCTTGGCTTCCGCCACCCGCACCGCCCCCACCTGCTAATGTATAGTTGGCGGTAATTGTGATGTGATCTACAAGCGCATCAACAGGTACAATTCCAAGCACTTCTTTAACTGCCAGCCTGATACCAAAGTTCGTGGCATTCACTTCCGCCGGCGTCCAAGTAGTTCCCCACAAATCGCTGGAAGCCCCGTAGCTCCTTACTTGATCGAATGTCGGCCAAACTCCCGAAGCTTTGTTGTTTCCTATCGGAGCACCAGCTTTCAATAATTGAACTGTTTGGTCTTTTAAGCTGGAGGATTCTGGGTCGGCCGGGTCTTTGTGTCTTTCGATTTTGACCGTTATGCCGTCGATGGTAGCTGTGCCGGGAACACTGAAGCCAAAATTGGTAACATCTAGATCGTTTGTTGTTCCTCCCGCTGGAACCGTAGCTACAGCATACGCATTATTGGAAGTGAAAACATTTGTCGGGTTACTCCAACCCGTTCCAGATGCACCCGCGGGATTGTTTGGCCCTTCGCTGCTTGGAGGTGTCCCAGACCCGCCTGTCCATCCAGCCGGAACAGCTGGATTGGCGGGATCAAAACCACCATCAAAATCAAGATTATCAAGCGCAATTCTTTCTCTTGCTCCCCAAGCTGCCAACCTATCCCCGTAAGCAAGCACCCCCGCCACTTCAGGAAGAACAACCCTCCGAAAGAGTTTGTCCACCAGCGTCCCAGCCGAAAGCGTGGCATCGGCTACGTCAATGGTCGTGGTTGTGGTGGTGTTGTCGTCAATAATCATTCCAGCCGATGAATCGGAAACGAAAAAGAAGCTGGCCCCCGCCGCTGTAGTCATCGCCAGAATGCGCCGTACAACCCAACTCGGCCCAAGCGGTATGTTGCTTGCGGCAATCTTGGTATTCCCCGCAACGGTGATTTCTACCGATTCGCTTGGGGCAGGGCGGAACCCGTGGCGCGTCTCGAAGATCACTACGACCTTGTGATCCCCGTTGGTAACTAACCCCGCTGCACCAGCGGCAAGGGTGTGGGACTTTCCAGGCCCAGAGGGAGACATACGATCCAGATTAGTGCGATCCCAAACTACTGGGCTGCCGCTTCCCACCCTGCCATCGGAGACCGCGAGGTGCTCCCGGTCAAAGAGGGTGGCTGAATGCCCGATGGCGGTGGCGGGCGCCCAATCGGTTTTCAAGGCTACGAGTGCTTGACCGCTAGTCGGTTCGCCATATAGTCCTCCATCATCGGCAACTACGAGAATCTGCCGCTGGTCTTGCTGCGTGATGAGTTGCGCGATGTGGGTAGCTTTGCGGGTGCCGCCGAAATCAAAGGCGGTGGTCAGGCCATCGCGCCCCAAGAAACCGCCTGGAATGAAGCGTAAGTTCTTGGCTTCGAGCGCACTGGTGCGTATCTTCCCTCTGGCGCTTCCCTGATAGACAGGGGCATCAAGGGCGGTGACTACATTGGTGTAGAGGCCGGCAAACTCCTCAACCTCCAGGGGTATAAATCCACCGACAGTCATAGGCTGTTTCCGTACCGCGCAGGCCAGCGAGAGAACCACCAGAACCAGCGCGGCTTGCGCGAACCGTCTCATCTGATTCGGCCAGCGTTAGACGAATTTTTTGAACAACGCGACGAAGCTCACAACGTCCCCGCTCACGCCCCCGACGTAGCCGGCGGCTGTGTGCTCACCCAAGGGGGCGTTCGCACCACCGGCGGTGTTTACAAACACCTGGACTTTGTTGGCGACCTCATCGTAGGTATAGACGAACCCACCCTTGCCGTGAATCAACATATCCAGTGCTTTCAGGGTTGATTTCACAAGGCCCGCAAAGCCGGTAAGGGCTTCCCCGCCGGTCGGGTAGGTGCCGCTAAAAGCCAGTGTTCCTCGCACCATGAGAACGTCGCCCAAGTCGTGTTCCTGTGTTACTGTGATCGCAACGGCCATTTCATTTCTCCTTTAGATAACTCCGCTGGGATGGTTGTATGCGCCGCGCCCGCCATGTTCCGGCTGACCCCGGCGCGCGACAAACTGTTGGTTCTTCACCTGAATGTTCACAATCTTGTCTGAGAAGTCCTTCGCTAGTGCCATGAGCCACCCGGCTTCTTCTTTCTGCCCGCGCGTTCCCTTCGCATCGGCTGCTGTGCGGTAGGCCAGAACCGATACGCTCATATCAATCAGCAAGGGAGAGGAAGGGCCGGTCAGATCAGGCAGGATTGAGAGATAGTCGAATTGGAGCAAGCCGTTCTCTGTTGCGGGCACCACGGTTACTTGTCGGTTCTGCCACATCCAGTACCTCAAACGGTCGGTGGTAGTTCCTGCCGGTAGTTTCGGCAAGTCATCTTTCCGCACCAACTCCACGTAGCCTTCAGCGGTGTTCTTGCGGTACTTGATGACTTCCACCATCCAAAGGTCGGTCGGCCAGCCTGCCAGATCGTCCAAGACATCTTCATTGGCGGTGTAGGTTAGGTCATCCACTCGTTTGCGAAAGTCCACCCCCACCGCTTCGTTCAACTCCAAGCGGAACCAGTCGTAAGCTGTCTGAAGATGAGGGAGCAGAATAGCGTCGGTAAAGACACGACCGCCGGGAACTTGGTCGTCGTTTAACTGCCGACGTGCCCGGGAGAATACGTCGCTCGCTAATTTATTGGTGGCGATGGGCTAATCTCCTTCTGCCCCTGCTTCTTTTTGTTCGGCTTGGTGCCCCTCAACCAGTGCGGAACTCATTGCCCCTCTGCGGGGCGTAGTGGGCTTCAGATAACCGAGTTCGATAGCTTTTTCTCGGTCAACAAATTCTCCGCACTTCGCGCACTTCAACACGTCGCGCTTGATCTCCTCGCCGCACACCGGGCAATCCTGCGTGCCCTTCGGAGCAGTTACGCCAGTGCGTTCAAGCCACGCCCTTGCGACACTCAAAGCGGGATGGCCTTTCTTCTTCAGGTACTTCCCGGCTTCGATTGCGAGTGGGCTGATGACTCCCGGCTGGTTGCCCAATCGAATCCACTCCCTGTCCGCCTGGTCAATCAGCGCAAGGTAGAACTGTTCCATTCTCTCCCTTGCCGCAGTCAGTTCTTCCTCGGTTGGCTGTTCCCCTGCCAGCACGGTCACGCCGACCTTCTGGTGCTCTCGCATGACGTTCTGAGCGATTTCCAGGGCGGTGATGGGACGGTAGAACATCTTTTGCTGGCCCTTCTCTTCATCCCATTCGGGAACGGGGTTCTTGCTGAAGCCGGCGCCGTAGCCCCATCCTTGCGGGTGGTGGTACTCGACAATCTTCAAGAGCGCAAAGCCGTCCTCTGGGGCGGGGCCGACCTTGAAACTCCCATACTCGAAGGCTGAAGTGCATGGGTGCGGATAAACATTCAGTACAGTGATTTCCATCGTCTTACTCCTCTAGTTGGAGGATGGCCGGGTGGTTATTTTCGGGCATCCTTCCGCTGTAAGTCGGTCTGAGTGGTTCAAAGATTGCGTCGGTCTGTTCCTGTTCGTACTTTTGGTATTTCGCCCGCACTACGTCCTCTGCCAACCGTTTCGCTGCCGCATCTTTCACGCGGTTGTGCTCAATCATCGGTGCAATCACTTCCGCGATGGTTAGCGTGGGGTGAACAGGAGTGCAGGTGCATTTCTGCTCTTGGCGTGGAATGGCGCTGGAATCAAACTTGTGGACTTCGCAGCCGGTCACGTCCAGCAGGTGAATCCCGGTGCAGAGGTATTCCCCGCCGAAGACACTGGCCTGAGAGTGGTATTTCAGAATGTGGTAGCTGGACTGCTTCTCATGGAAGCAGCGGGGATATTCCTTCACAAGCCCGGAATCAGCGTCTTGGTCGCGGATGAAGTCTGTCGCCGCCCAAGCCATCTTGAACCAGGGAGTTCTTGAGCCCTCGACATAGCCTCCGGTTTTCGCCAGCACAAAGTTCAACATCTTCTCTTCTGCGCTGCTGGCCTTCTCCGGTAGTACCAGTTCAATGCTCATTTCCGCGCTCTAGCTTTTCACGTACGCCAAGGACGAATAACCCGACAGTAAGTGCAAACGACCTGTCGGCCTCCTGTGGTCTGGGAGGCCGACAGGTACTCCACAGACCCACTGGCGATGATTTTCTCCCGAAGTGCCCGAAGGAACTTCGGGGTTCATAATTGTAGTAGGGGCCGGTTTCCCAGCCCCCACCACAGTCAACAACTACAACAGCGTGTACCCAGTCGGAATTGCCAAACCAGTGATCGCGCCCGATCCGGGCGGGTTCACGTTGGCGAACTCCAAGAACGCAATCAGGTACATGAGTGTTGCCGCCACCGGCGCTCCGCTGGTGGTGTCCACGGGGTTGAACATGCGCCGGCCTTCCTTCTCGTACCAATTGATCGTCTGGGATTCGACCCGAATCCAGTCATCCAAGGCCATCAGGTCAGCTCGATCTCGCGCTGCGTGAATGTTCTCGAACAGCTTGATTCCCGAGATGCTGTACTTGTTGAACGGCAACAGATCAACCGCCTTGTTGCCGCTGCCGATGTCGATCCGTTCGATCAACACCGCCAGGTCTTCCCAGGCTTTCTTCTGAGCGGGATGGATGTGCCAGAGCCAGCGTCCGGTCTCGAAGCCTTCTGTACCGACGCGCTGCTTCACCTTGTCGAGTAGTGTGCGAGCGTGAGTGGGAGAGAGTGCGTTGGAAGCCGCGGCTACTGCGTGGGAACGGATGCGCGGTTCGGTGGCCCGGTTGAGCCCAAGCCAAGTACCTGAGGCTGCTGCACTTACGTGGAATGGAATTCCCAGATACCATGAGGGAGTCGCCCCTGCCAGTCCTTCAGGAAGCAGCTTGTCTCCTACAATGGTTCCACCCGGAGTCGAGTCGGTGTTGATTACGTTCAACTCCTCTTCGATGGTTTCGATCTCCATCTCACCGCGCTTGGTGGCAAGCGTAGTGTCATAGACGGAGACTTTTTGCCGCTCGGAGAAGAGCTGGGCGAAGAAGGGAGCAACCGTCAGCGTGAAAACATTGCCTCCAGGGGAGGCGCTGATTTCACCCAACACTCCGTCGCCGCCAGTTTGGAACTGCCGGTCGAAGAATTTGCGGAACTCCCGCATCGCCTGTTTGATTTCCTCTTTCATCAAATCAAACACAGCTTGCGGTTTCCCGCCGGTTTGGATCATTGCGTCATCGTTGATTTCCAACGCATGACGCGCTGACCGGGGGGCCAAGGTCGCAACGTCGTACTTCGACGCCGTACCCCGCCCGAGGTCTCCACCAGCCAGATTGACAGCTCCCGAACGCCCGCCTGCGCGCGTACGCAGAACGATGCGCGTAACACGGGAACTGACTTTCTGGCCTGGTTTTGCTGCAATCTTTCCGAAGATTCCCACGTCCATGTTGAACATCTTTTTGAGCGCAGGAATGACTCGTTCTTGCTGTGATGCAACTACATCAGCGGTGCTTTGTGCCATATTATTGCTCCTTGACGATTAAAGTCCCCCTCCCATTGAAGACTCCAGCAGGCGATCCTCGTAGTGATCCTGGGTTTCGCCCTTTTGACGCTGCATGTCTTCAACCGAGCGGGCTGCTGGCTTGGCGGCAGTACCGCCAGCGCCAGGTTCACGCCTCGCCTCCCGTTTTTCTTGCTCCATCTTTTTCTCCGCTGCTTTGTCCACTACCTGTCGAGTGGCGTTGCCGAGTTCCTGCGTCACAAACTCGTCCACCAGAGAACTCAAGCGCCCCCCCAAGGCTTTCACTACGTCCTTGCGGTGGGTATCGCTGCGATCTCCTCCGTCAACCAAACTTCTGAAGCGAGAGCCGAAAATTCTGTCGCTATTCAGGGTTTCGTTGAGGCGGGTGATGACGTTGCGGCGTAGGTTCCCTTCAGCCCACTCTCCCAGGCCGGAGGGTTTAAGTTGGCCCAAGACTTCCGAGATGCGTCCATCTACTTCCTTCTCCCACGTCCCTTGCACGTTGTTGAGGAAGTCAAGCCGCTGCTTGTTCTCGTAGCCAGTCCGTTCTTCTCGCAGTTGGTTTTCGCGTTGGTCCAGTTGTGCGCTACGAGCGTCTGGTTGGCCTTGACCGGCAGCTTGGCGGCTTGCCTGTCCATCCCCTAAGAAAAGCCGGCCGATTTCCTTCAGAGAATCAGCTAAGTCCGTTCGTCCTGTTCGCTCCAATTCGGCGACGTACTGCTTGTGGGCATCGGTGAGGGCCATCCCCACTACGCGGTCGTAGCCTTGGGGAAAGTCCTGCGCCCAATCAGTCAGGAGTTGACGGGTTTCTTCTGGATTCCCAGAGTTGAATCGTCGGGTGTCTTCCTCGGAGGCGCGGTAAGTTTCCATAACGTGCCGGGCGTTGTCGGGCGTCTGGAACATCTCACCGTATTGCCTGTCGCGGAAGAAGGCGCCGCGAAGCTGAGGATTCTTCTGAAACGCCTCGCGGAGTTCGGGTGTGACCACCTTCTCCTCTTCGGGCGTGAAAGGCTTTTCCTCTGGGGGCTTCGCAACTTCTTCGGGTTTGGGTGCTTCGGGTGGTTTCTCTTCGACTGGCGGCTGTTCTCCCTCTACAGGTTTCTCCCCTGGTTTAGGGGACGGCTCCGCAGCCGGTTCGGGAGGGGCTGCCTCTTCCTCCGCTGGCCTTAACTCATCCAGCGCAGTGTCATCCGTGGGAGCGGCAGTTTCGGGTGGCGATTCCGGGGGAGCCGTAGCCCCTACATCCGCCGGTTGGGTTACAACTTCTTCTTGCATCGTTTCTACCTCTGCGCTCCTTACGGGAGCGAATCGAAATGAGGCCGAAAAACAAAAAAGCCCGATCATCCCGTTTTCACGGGAGTCGGGCTTCAGAAAGAGCCTTTATTTAGTTAGGCAGTCACTAAGCTGCTCTGCTGATTATGAACTGGTTTTAGCTTCTCCTTTCCAAATCTGAAGATTGCCATGTGTTGGCACTTGCACTTGATTTCTATTCTCAGATTTCCCGGTGCGCCCTTTGCACGCATGAGTAGGCGTTTGCATTCGTTGCACCTATAGTCACGCATCTCGTCCGACATCATTAAGCCAAATTTCCCATGCTAAAATCAAGCAAAATCTTCGCTTTTTGTTCTACAGCGATTCCCCGTCGTCTCCCTGGATCGAGGGCGCCTTTTCAGCGTGTGCCTCGGCCCACTTGGGGTCGCTGATTCCGTAGTGCGAATCCATTGAAAGCATCATCACAAACTCCATTCGGGTGTCCTCGTCCATCTTCTCCCATGCTTCTTTCAAGCACTTTTCAGGATGGGCGGAAATACATTTGCGCTCCGCGCGCGACTCCTCTGACTCCCGCGTACCTGGCCCTTCTTCCTTGAACCTCGCGTGGCGGGCTTTGGTTTTCTCGACAATCTCCTCTGCGCTCAGCAGTGGCTTACGGGCCTTGACTACTTTTCCCAAGCTGGTGATGTAGCAGAACTCAATCTGCCCGCCTTCAATCTTGGCCTTCCCCTCTTGGTAAATCATGGGGAACTTCGACTTCGGCATTTCATGGGGGCCAGTACCATCGAATGCCTTGTCGGCGTACTCGTCTTCGTAGGATTGATGCGCCATTAGGCTGCCGACTCCTCGGCTGGCTTTGGTTTTTCTTCCTGTGCTGCTTCTGGGCCGGCTGCCACTGCCTGCGCTTGGGCTAGTTGCGCCAATCCTAACTCGTCATGGATTACCTTGTGCAGAACGCAGTTGGCGTAGCCCATTGGATTCGATTCTTTCTCCCGCAACCCATCCTCAGAAACAAGGAAGTTCTGCAATTCCTCTGAATGGATGGCGTGGTTGTCCACATGCTGTTCGGGCAGAACCGAGGGGATCAAGTCGTCTCCCTGCTGGATTGGTTCTGAGGAAAGCAATTGGTAGATTTCCTGCCGCTGCTTGGAGCGGTCGTCCTCACCGGGAATGTAGAGCTGCGGCATCCCTATCATGGAGATGTTCAACTCTGTGTTGCGTGGGTGAGAAAGTACCTGCTGGAGTCTTTCGTTCCCCTGCTGGGCGAGTCCAATCAGATTCATATAGACTTCGCGCTGCTGTTCAATCAGCATCGGAAAGGCATCGTCCACTTCGGCGTAGATGTCAAACTCGCCCGCTTTCAGCATTGCCGCCGGAACCGTGACTTTCTCCAGCTCTGATCCTTTCTTGTTCTGGTAGCGGATGTCTTCGTCCAGGTTCTCCCGAAGAATCACAAGTTGTTGCTTGGCGACTTCTTGCCAAAACTGCGTGATGTAGTCCCAATGAATCCCCTTCCGACCCAGAGCTAAGTCTCGGTCAGCAGCGTAGGTCATGGGCTTCAGGCTCTTGTCAGTTCCGCCGGTAAGGGTAGGGGGGGCACCTACCAAAAAGCGCGCCATGTTGAAAATATCGGGCGCGTGACGGAACGCTGCTTCTGGTCCCCTGCCGGTTTTCTTTTGCAGGATTATATCCCTAATATTTCTTCCTCCTCGCAGAGTCACCGGGATCATCTCGCGGGCGCGAATCTTCTTGCGGTCAAGCGCATGGAAGTCAATGGCATTGGCATCCACAAATTCAGGTTCAAATGACTTGTACTCGATGTACTCGCGTTTGATCGCTTCATCGAAGTTGTAGGCTTGCTGCAAAGGCAAGGCACTCTGGCCGATGGAGGGAGTGAACATACCTTTCCCCTCCTTCGCCCGCCCTAGCGCCCAATGGTCGTCCATAGACTCAGCGTAAGCCGCTAGGTACTGGTCATTCACGAACTCAACTCGTACCCCTTTGGGGAAATACTTCTCCAGGGCTTCACGCTTGGCTTTTTCCAGCTTCCAGAAGGTAGAGGGCCGCAACCAGTAGCGCCGCCAAGTAACCAGGGCTGCATTAGTCGTGCTGTAGAAGTATGAGGTTGACTCCATCCGGCCCAAGCGGAAAGAGCGGTCAATGCTCGACCCTTCGCCGCCGTACTCCGCTGGTCCCCCTGAAATTTTGCTGGCCTGTCCTGGGTAAGCATCCCGAAGCGAGGTTTCATGCAGTTCGGTCGCTAATCCCAGAAAAGGGCATTCGGAGAGGTTTTTGGCGTAGTGGGGCAACTTCAATTCCAGCCCGTCATAAATGTTGGTGATGACTTGCCCGTTAGCGACTTCGCGGACTTCTTTCACCTGCGGAATTTCTACTTGGCGTTCGGGGTTAAAGTGTTCCTCGCCAATCTCCCCACCACATTGCAAACAGGTGTTCGTCATGGCGACAAAGCTATCTGCCGGCGTTCTCTCTCCGCAGCCAGGACAGAGGAAGTGGGCGGGCAGGGTGGCGACCTTCATCTCAATATCGGGTTCGGGATGGGTGCCGAAGCGGTCCTTGTCCACTAGCCAGCGGGTGTAACCGCCCCAGATACCGTGATTGAAGGCGTTGTAGAGAACTTGCTTTTGGAGGAGTTTCCACTTGTTGATGCGGTCGATGTAGGGCTTGGCATCGTTGGCCGCTTTCGCCGCGGCAATATCCGTTTCCTTCTGAAAATCCTTTGGGATAAAGCGAACCGGAGTACGGCGCTGGCCCAGCACCGCCATGATGGATTCACTCAAAGCCTCGTAGAAATTGACAGGATAATGGTAAATCTCGCCTTCGTCGTAGCCCGCGCGCTTGTAGTCAGAGCCGGTTGGTTCCCGCCAACTGTCGCGGCCATAATCCCAGTACAAATTTTGTGATCCCTTGTAAAAGAAATCCGCGTAAGCAAACTTCGCGTACTGATAGCGCCAGTTGGTGTATTCCTCTTGTTCGAATTGGACGACGATCTCCCGCAGGGAGTTTTGCAGTTCTGGGTCGAGCTTATCCCCGCGCAGGCCAATGTCGCCTTCGTAGGTAGAAGGTTCCCTGCCCTTCTCGTCTTCCTGCTGGGTGACTACTGAGGTTGTGCTTTCCATTTAGTACCCTCTGTGTTTGCGGTTGGGAAAATGAGAACGGCGCTTTTTGCGCCTATCGGCCGCAAACTCCGCTGGTGTGTGCGTTGCTCCCGTCCTCATGTTTTTTGCTTCAACGACTGTCCCGGTTTTCGCCTTGGCGCTTCCACCACGGAAGGCCAAACGAGTAACCCCGTCAGTCTTGTGCATACGATAACGAACACCGCTAAGTGGCATCTTTCCCTCCATTCGCCTTGACCCTTTCTCGGCGCTCCATTTCCTGTCGGTACATTGCCTTCGCGTCCTCTTGGCTCAGACGGCTTAATTCGTTCAATGCGGCTTGTTGCCCCATCGGATAGGCTTGGATGGGTTCTTTTTGTTCCCCCGCTCTGGCTGTTTCCTCTTCTGCTCCGTAGTCATAGAGCGGACGGATACGATTCGCTTCCAAGAGCCGATTCAACAGTTCGTCCCTTTCTCGCTCAAGGGATCGAATGTAGGGCGAGATGTAGCTGTAAATGCTTTTCATCTCTTACCCATGAGCCTCATGTTCGGTTAAAGCCGTGCTATCGCCGCTAGTGTTGTATAAGACTTGGTTCCGTTTACATCCGACGGGTATAATTTTATGGATTCTACGACGCGGAAATGTTTTTTGAGTAAGTTAGTAAGACTGAGTTGGGTAAAGAAGTTAAGGTGAGTGGCCTCTAAGAGATGCCAAGGAATCACTCCATGTTCATAACAGCTTGGGATTGCACTTATATCTGGGACAGTGAAAATTGCAGTATGTGTAGCGATACGGGCAATCTCTCGTATCGCTTGTTCATAGTCTGGAATATGCTCAAGAACCTCGGTACAGACAACAGCCCTAAAGGCATTATTCTTAAACGGAACCGGGAATACACCATCATACAGGGTTATGAACTTGTCAGTGCCCTCTATAAGATTTTTGCTAATAGCATTCCTCGCAAGTTCAAGTCCGTAAGTTTCCATGCCGCAGGAACGAAGTTCTCTCAACAAAGCACCAATGCCACAACCGAAATCAAGAATCGGTGCTGCAAGCGATTTCGCAAGTTCGATTATGACCGGAGTCGCTATGGTAGTAGGAGGACCAGAACCGTAGATCTCACCACGATGTAGGACACGTGATTCTGAAAACAGTCCGTCATAATGCGGAATTGTTACTGAAACAAGTTTCTCAGATTTGAAAATATCACGATCATCAACTTGAATTCCTAAATGTGTCATATCTGTGCGTACAAACCACTCAAAGGCTCGACCACTAAAGGAATTTCCCGTTTGGGGAAATACATCAGGCCGGTATGTTCGATAAGTTCCCGACATCTCAACTTTCAAACCATTAACAAAGAGTTGGGGAAGAACCCCCTTGGACAACTTCTCTTTTATCCAACAGTTGAGTCGGATTAGACCACTCCTGTAAACTTCGAGTGTGTCTATGCACCCCCAGTCGTATGCGATTCCTATTGTGTATTCTGGCACTAAATAACCTCCAGCGTTCTGTGGCACAATAGAATCAAGATACCACCGTTTAGTTGCATACCCATACCCCGTTTAACCTTTTCGCTAAAGCTCCGGTTCCAGCAGCAGCGCAAGGGTTGGCGATGGTGCAGTCGGAGCAGAAACGAAACGAACCATTGATGGGAGTTCCGAGGTTGGCGAAGGTGGTAGGGCCAAGTTGTAAAATCTCGTTGTTGACCGGTGCGCTAGGAGGAGCCGTGTTGCCGGCGATGATTTTACTGGTGCCGGTGGAGTTGTCGGAAATTTTTGTTCCGGCTCCGGTGAAGAGGTTACCCGAAATGATGAAGCCGCCGGAGGTTCCGGCTGCAATGTTGATTCCGATTCCACCCGACGCTACGGTGAAAACAGAATCGGTGACGGAAAACTCGTTGGTGTTGGCTTCTACTAAGACTCCTGACCGACCGGATTGTACATCTTGAAAGGTCGAATCAGAAATCTGTACTCCGACAGTTCCTGTTTCTATCACCACGCCGTCAGTGGAAGCCCCTAGGCTGGTGCAGGTGAGTTGATCTATATTGACGTGGATGGTGAGGTTTTGGATTGAGACACAACGTTGGGTCGCCAAGTCAACCATTACATTTGATATTCGGGTTACGAGCGGGCTGCCTGTGGCCGCTCCGACTGTATTTCGGATTAGTTCAATTCCTCTGACCGGGTTCACTATAGTGGAGTTTTCAATTGAGATGCCTTGCGAGTCGTTTCTGATTTCGATGGCGTCAGCAATTCCTCCGAGTGATTGAATGCTCAAGTTTGATATGTGGACATTAACGGCCCGCTCTAAAATTAAGAATGGGTCAGTGTCAACCCTGGTTACGGCTGGAAGGTGCGTCCAGTCGTTCAGGTTGATTTCAAAAGAGTGATCGGCTCCGGTTGTATCTCCTATAAAACCAATCCTGGTATCCTGAAAGCTGTGATTGTGTGAAATGCTTACTTGTCTTACACGGTCAAACGAGAATGCTTGGTCGATATGGTTAAACTCCAAGTTGGTGAAAGTGGCGCTGTTGAGTTGCGTGAATTGGAAGGCGATATTGGTGTTGGGCGCCGACAGGTTGGCGGCCTGGAATGCTACGGAGTCGATGTAGAATTGGAAGAAACCGCCGGGATTGTTGGCGCTGAACATCACCAAGGAAGTTGTAGAAGGGATGAAGGTTGTCCCTTCTCCCAGCGTTCCCCCGCTCCGCATTGTGCCGATGATTGTAGTGCCGTTTGGTGGATTCTGAGTCGCGCTTAGAGTGTAGGCGATATTGCCGAGCAGGAGTCGTACCGGACCATTTGCCGAAGCAAATATGTCGGTTGAAATACTCACCGCACCTTCGCGATTGTCGATTACTGTACAACCACTTGTAGGACAATTGGCTATCGCGGCTGCAAGCGTAGTGAACTTAGTCCCATCCACCCAGCGAGTGCTATTCAGAAGGGGAAGGAGGAGATTGAAGTCGAGAATGGCTTGGCTCCCCGTTGGATTCAACAGTACGGCACCGCTCGCCGCGCTTCCTGCCTCTGCGATACAAACAGTAGAAGAGGCTAGGCGATACCGAATACACCCGATGGTGATGTTCTCCCAAATATCGCCTTCCACCAGCGTCATGCCGCCTTCTTGCGCTGTAGTTAGTTGTGTCAGGCGAAGTTGGCTAACCCTAGTGGGGCGAACCGTCTGCGCCCAAAGTGGCACTGCAAGAAAAGCGAGAAGGGCGGCGATGGCGAGTTTGTTTCTCACGGGGTTATGGGGAGTGCATAGTGGATTTCCAAACCCGCTGGCGCTGGAGCAGCAAAGATCACACGAAACCCAGTGGTGAAATCTGTTTTCGCTGGAAGTGGTACAACGCCAAATGGAATTGGCTCGTTCAGTGTCACCATCGGGGCGACATTGATGCTTCCCAAGCGGTATTCCATTCCTGGCAGCGGAGAAGGGCTTGCACCGAGATTCACGTCATGTTCTGTGGCACCGGGAGTCACCGCAACTCGGCCTGCGGAGGCGTAGCGGCCGTACTGCACCGTCAACCGCGCTTCCAGCATCGGCAGTTGGCTAAACAGCCCCACGAAAGACTCCTTTGAACCAAGCCAGAAGGCGGGAAATCCAAGACTTCTGAAATTCTGGAATGAGGCGATTGGCAATTCTCACGCCCACGAGTCGCGCCAGTGACTCCCGTATCCCTCTACGCTCCTTTCTGCGTTCCGACAAAGTGTGCCGCAACCGTCCCGCTTCCACCTTGCGCGCGCGGCGTTGATAGCGAATGTCCCGCTCAAGGAACGGAGCTACTTGGTGCAGCTTCTTCCGGCTGACGTATTTCACTCCCGTCTTTTTGTCGATCAGTATCGCCATTGGCCAATAAAAAAACCCAACTCCCTTTCGGGAATTGGGCATCAAAAGTGCCTCAGTAGAATCTAGGCGGTCAAAAGCCGCTCAGGATGACTTAGTTACTCTTCTCGCGTTCCTCCGCTTTGGCTTTATTCTCGGTTTCCGCCCATCTTCTAGCCAAGATGCTGCAAAACTCTTCGTAGGAGATGTGTTTTGGTGTTCTCTCCATGAGGTCTAGGGCTTTTGAGAAGTCCCCCTTCTTTTTAGCTGGTGTTTCCATTCTTCTCGCGTTCCTCCCACCATCGGATGAAGTCGATCAAGCGAACTTGGTTTGCCCTAGCGCCGGTTTCGCTTTCGTAAGTCGAGATCATTAGCCGAAGGAATTTTGTAGGGGAAGGAGCTGGAGTTGGTGGCGCTGTGAGGGTAGTATCTTTCTTCGCTTTCGGCTTCGCCTTTGGCTTCGGTTTGGTCTTGGTCGGCATCAAAACGGCCTCGGCCTTTCCCGGTAAAAGATGCGCTTCCCACTCCCTTCTGTCAACTGTTTCCGAATGGAATCCTCTGCTGCTGCTCGGCTGAGGTGAATGGTAGAGCGATCTCCGACTTGTGCCATGCGTTCACGCAAGAGAATCTCCATCGGTTTTTTCGGTGCGCGGTAGTCCATTGCTTTCAGACCGTAGCCGCCGGCGTCGTAGGGGTGATCTTCCTGGTGCGTGTCCACATCCTCGACCTTCTTCTCGTCCAACACCAATGACGGTAGAGTGCGAATCAGATGAGGACACCCGAAACGACCGTTTTGCGACGGGCGGAAAATCTTGAGCCGCGGCAGGACTTCCTCCACTCCCAGAGCTTCATATTCATGTACAGCAGAGGGGCCTTCCAGCCGAAAGCGTTCCGCCCAATAGTCATCCACTGGAGGTCGGGGCTTTACAGGACGTAGGGGAGTGGAACGCAGATACTCATGCCAGAGCATTTTTCGGCCGATGCGGTCCCGCGAGTCGGATTCTTCCAACTGCCAGCCTACGCGCTGGAATACTTCGTCCATCTGCTCGGCAATCGTCTGGGGTGAACCTCTTTGGGCAAAGCACTCTCGATCAAGCACCACTCGTTGGATATTTTCCAGTCGTCCAGAAGGTTCGGTGTGGGTGTCAATCAGCCGCTCGGCAAAATCCTTCGGCCTCATGCCGGAAGTGTAGAACTCGCGGTAGAAATAGGAGCGTTCAGGAGTTTTCACCAGCGAGAGCGCACAGGCTTTCGACGTATAGCCCCAGTCAATGCAGAGCAACCGAGGAAACCAAGATTCCAACTCAAACGCATCGCAGGTGTGGGTATCCCAACTCCATTCGGGGAATGCCTGGCCCATAAAGATATTCCAGTCTCCATCGAGCAGTGCAGTCCGCCACGGTTCCGGCAAAGCCTCCAAGCGTTTGATGTAGTCGGGGTCACGCTCCATCAGAATCTTGTTGTCGCGGACTTTGGCTGGAATGAACTGCCGGGTCAGGCCATTTTTGCTTCGCACGATCTCGTAAGGCGCCATCGCGTCAATGAACCGCTTCTTCACCCAAGCATGGCCGATATTCCCCGGGTTGGTAGCCGACCGAATCATCTTGATTAAGCCAGGGTGAACAGAACGGCAGTAGCCGGAGATGGTTAGATACTGAAATTCGGTGAACCGGGTCAGTTCATCGAACTCAATCAAGTTGTAGCCGCTGCCCTGAAACTGGTAAACGTCCTTGTCGGAGTCGCAGTAGCCGAAATCTATCCGTGCTCCAGTCGGGAAGGTGTAAGTGTTGTCCTCGCCGTTCCAGCGTGCTACTCCGTGCAGCAACCGATGGGCCTTGTCGATCAAGCCCTCGGCTTTCTTCAGTTCTTTCAGTGTTCGGCGCAGAATTAGGCAGCGATGCTGCGGATGGGGCACTTGCCGGAGCGCAACCCCCAAAAGGCCATCGGACTTCCCACCGCCGGCCGCACCGCCGTACATGAGTTCATAGACACGCGAGTAGAAAAACTCCTTCTGCGGCCCTTCCTGCGGCTCCCACAAAGGCTTGGCAGTCTCTAAGGCTGGTTTGGCGGTGGCGGGCATTACCAAACTTCCCAGGCTTCTGCAAGTGCGAACAGGATGAAGAGAACAAAAATGGCGAAACCTGCTGTTTCGGGTGTCACTGCACCACCTCCACCCCTCTCCTGATTGGCTGCTGGCACACTGGGCAATCCCTGCGCTTCAGGCTGTGAACCTGTTTCTCCACGCTACGTCCAAGCTGCTGTAAAACCAACCCCAACTGATTCGAGATTTCGTCCGACAATTCCACCCTGTTCCCCTCCTGATCCAGCACGTCGTAGCAAACCCCCTCCTTCGTGTCCCAGATCATCACAGACCATTCTTGGGAGACTGCCTGGACTACGGTGCGAGGGAAAGCAGGGTTGCTCATGCGTCAAGAAACCTCATCGTCTCTCTCAAGTGTGGCATGTACCTCGCGCCACATTTCAGCTTCTATCTTCGCGGCTTCCGCAAGGCTCTCGGCATCGAGTTCCCGCACATGGATTTCTTCTTGTACGGAGTTGACCTTGCTAAGCTTTTCCCGCACGGTGCCGAATGCGCCTCCTGTGAGAGTGCGAATGATTTTCGGATATACTGAGGTCATTCAAGAAACTCCAGGGTGCGTGGCCGGGGAAATCTACTCATCGGGAATCCTCGTCGGTGCATTCTCCATCTGTCGAAATTTTTGGGGTTGCCTCGTCCGTCCTTGCCGGAGTCCGCGTCTGAACCTCCGTGCCCCCTTTCATTCCTTACGCCTCAAGAAACCCCAGCCTGAAAAAATCCCTGTTGAGCAACAACGACATGCTTGGGACTCCAGGGGAGGTACGAGGTATAGGGGGGGGTGTCTCACTCCGTGCCTCGCCTGCTCGATGGGTTGGGTGGCCATCGTATCTTACATAAGACCCACTATCGGAACTTACCTTTGTTGGCAGCACTAGGTTTAACTCGTCGGCTTTTTATCTGCAACAGGCGACACAACATCTTGTGGCCATCAGTCCGTGAGCTGCCGGACTTGCTTCGCCTTCTCCTCTGGCTCAGGCAGTCCCCCGGGCACCACGATCAGCGTGTTCTGTATGCGTAGCAGCTCCAGGCGCTCAACTGTGCGGTTGGTGGGGTAGCGGCCACGCAGCTTGAGCACTTCGGCCGCAGTGAGCCGGCGCTCGGCAAAGTCAATAAGTGCTTCGGAGTACACGACTTCTCCGTCTTGGCAGAAGACTTTCGTGTCTTTCGCTTCGAGTCCAGCGGTCAAGACTTCGGCGCAGCGTTCCTCTGTGGCTCCAGCAGCGTCGAGCACGCGCTGTATTTCGTGTTGAACGTCAATATTCGCCAATACTTGCGAGCCGCCTTGCTTTGCTGTGTGCTCGCTGTAACCAGCGGCAATTGCGGTTCTTGTGCCATTCCCAAAGGTCTTCGCTTTCGGGTTTGGGTTGGTGTAGTGCTCAACGAATCGGCGGCGACGGGCGTTCAGTTTCTTCTTTGGCTTGCTCATCTCAGAGAGGTTCTTGCTTCTCCTGCGCGCTTCAATAGTTTTGCAGCCGCTTCCCCTAATCCCTTTGCGTACGTCTCAGCATCCACCATTTTCCCCTTCTTAAACTCCCAGCCGTTAGCCTTGCAAATCTCCTGAAGCTCAAGGTCTGTGTAGGCTTTCACAAACCGGCGCTGTCTGGGGTTGAGTTTTCGCTTCTTGGGCTTGCTCATGCCGTGTTCTTGACTCTTCCTGGTCTGACCGCACCACTAAATACTCGTACGATAGCGTGTTTCTTGAGGAATGCTCGCTGTTTCGGGTGCAGTTTAATCTTCAGCTTCAGTTTTCGCTTTCTCATCGGCTAGGATTCTCTGCTTTGGGTTGGAAGGTGTCAAGGGGTATCTGGGGGAAGATCGGCTGCTGGTGGGCGCGTGAGCGTCTGTGGGGGTGCTTCTGGGGAGTATCCTGAGTGCTCTGGACTTTCGCTTGCTTTTCTCTATTGACAAGCTAACCGTGCTTTGCTATACTGGTGTTTGTGATGGAGGTGAATCATGGCGAAATACACACAAGAGGAAAGGCAAGCATGGCGTGAGCGGCGGCTGCGGTCCACTGAGGAAGTAGTCGCTGTATGTGCTGCGAATCCTGCCATCCAACCCCATGCTCGTATCGTTGGGTCGTGGGTTTGGGTGGAATTTCCCGACAAGCCTGAGCGTGGGGTTCTCGCATGGCTACGGTTTGAGGGTTTCCACTGGAGTCAGGCTCGGCAGGCTTGGCAGCATCCGTGCGGAGTGTTTCGGCCCCACGCACGGTCACACGATCCCCGGTCAACGTTCGGACAGGTGGCAATTGACTACCAGGAAGCAGATGCCGCTATGGAGCGCGCGCAGGGTATTGCCTAGCACTCGCCGTCTGCATCCTCTGGGGTGCAGGCTGAGGGATGCTATGGCAAAGCGCAAGCGTCAACTGAGGCTGTTGGGGGATAAGGAGCCGGAAACTGCGGCGCTCTTTACGTCCGCTGAGTTTCCCTACGATACCCCCGACGAGATCGCCTACAACGCCAAGCGCAAGAAAGAGGGTTTGTTTGTACTGAATCCAGAAGAGGAAGCGGATACTTCCGCTGAGGTGAAATGATGAAGCAGCTACTCCAGAAGATCATCGAAACCCCAACCCCCGGCGTCGTCAATCCCTCACTTCGCAAAGAACGGCGCAAGGTGTGGGCGGTTGAGATTCGCCGGCTGCTGAAACGGCTGGCAATCAAAGGCGTGAGCGTCACAACCCCTAATTACAGCATGGCGTTTGATGTCACCATCCGCGTGCCAGGGGCACAGGCACACGACCAGGAAAGCTCCAACGGCCACGATTACCAGACCTGCGCTCTCTGCCAGCAGCGCAACGAAGCAAGCCGGGCGGTTGAGCGCGTCATTCTTGGCGCATTTCCAGACCTCAACGACCGCTCCGAATACGTCAGCGATTCGTTTGACTTCTGCCTCTCGATTTCCTAGCAAGGGGGAAGCTATGACTAGACGAGAACGACTGGAAAGAAAAATGGAGCGTCGGCAGGAGTGGGCGGGTAAGGCTGCGGCCCGGTCCTCTCAACGCTTCGGGGCAGCAAAGAGGACCGCCGACGCTATCCCGTTGGGCCAGCCTATCCTGGTCGGCCATCACAGCGAAGGGCGGGCGCGCCGGGATGCTGCGCGCATTGACAGTAATATGCGAAAGGGTTGCGACCTGTCGGACCTTTCCGAACACCACGAATCGAAAGCCGGCGGGATACAGCGCCAGCTTGACCACAGCGTATTTTCAGACGACCCCGACGCAATCGAAGCCCTGGAAGCCCGTATTGCTGAGAATGAAGCCAAGCGCGACAACATGAAGAAGATCAACTCACTCTATCGCAAAGGTGACGCTACAGGACTGGCTGCGCTGGGGTTGAATCTAGAAACTCTGCGCGAAAAGCTAAAGACCGCTTATTCGTGGGAGAAGCGACCGTACCCCAGCTACTCACTCACGAACCTGGGCGCCCGCATCCGAACTGACCGCGAACGCATAAAGCAGATTAGGACGGTAGAGGCGCGCCAAGCCGCCGCCCAAGATTCCCCGAATGGGGTCACGTTCACCTATGTCGGGGAATATGTGCGCGTCACATTCGCAGAGAAACCCGACCGGGAAATCTTGAACACACTGAAAGCCGCTGGGTTTTGGTGGGGCGGCGGTTGCTGGTCTGGAAAGACGGAGAGCCTACCGCAAGCGGTGAAAGATTTGGCAGCATGAGCTTAGCCCAACTCCCAGCCCTTTACGGAGGGTTGGGGGGAGTGCTACAAAGCAGCAGGAGGAACCGATGCCATCAACACCTGAACGATGCGAATGTGGAGGCCCAGCAATCTGTGAGCGGTGTGGGCGCATATTGCCCGACTACCACACAATGTCCCTTCTTGACCATATTCAAAAACTGGAGAAAGGCGGAACAGGGTTGTTGGAAGTTGCCAAGCAAACCCTGGGATGGCTCAAGGCTACCCATAATTGGCAACCTTTTAACATTGAAAGCGGACGCCTTGTGGTGGAGACACTAGAGCAAGCCATCGCCAAAGCCGAGCGGGAGTGCTAGAATCTAAGCGCGCTATGGCTAACTGCCCCACATGCGGAGTCAAGCTAGTCTCTTTCTGCCCTGGTTGTCGGGGGAAAAAGGGCGGCAAGGTCAAATCCAAAGCCAAGACCCGGGCCAACCGCCTGAAAGGCCGGCCGCGGAAGTGGCCGAAGTGCAAGCTGTTCCGCTCTCACCGCTTCTCGATCTGGACCAACAAGTGTAAGTGCGGATTCACTCAACCAAAGCCTACCCAACAAGAATTGCGCCGAGCGTACGACAAGGCTCATCCGCGCGCCTGATCCCTGGTATTCGCGTGGCTTTTACTCTTCCCGCTGTCCTAGTTGGTGAGAATCAAGCCTCCTGCTGGGCTGTCGAATGTCCAAGTGAGGGCGTTGTTATTCAGGGTTACGCAGTTTGGACACCCGCTCGGTATCTGGTGGGCCTTGAAATCCCCAGCGTCAATCGCTTGCAGCCGTTTGAGGATTTCAGCAATCCGGCGCTCCAGCTTCGCCTTTTCCTTGACCAGCCCAGCCGCATAGCTCACCAGGGCCTTGCGGTCGTTGTGTTTCACGGTCGCCTTCGCGTCGTCCACAATGGACTGAGCCGACACGCCCACGGCGAGCAGCAGGCATAGAATCAGAATCATTTTCTTCATTGCATTCTCCTTGCGCTGGTTGCGCTCACTTCCTTGCATTCCTTAGAACCGCAAACGCTGAGGTTTGTTCTTCTAGCCTGAGTTCCAGCGGATCCGCTGTGATCGGAAGCGGCCGGCAGACCTTCTCATGGGTTCGATAGCAATTCCCGCCTCCGCATAAAGCTGCCCCACACTGGTTGCAGCTTACTTTGGACTGCGCGCGACAGTGGCAAAGACGCTGTGTCACCAAACCCTCTTTAACATCGCACCTAACAGCAGCCCAGAAAAAAGGTAGAAAACTGACTCTCCTTCGCCTGCCAACTTTTGACCGACAGCCAAAACCAAGACGACTACAAGAATCCCTACCGAAAAACTCCAGTAGGCAACCACTATGTCTCGCTGGCTGAACCACCTCATCCCTTCCCCTCGGCGCGGGCCTTCTTCAACTCAGCCCTGACTTTCGTGAGTGGCCTTGTTTTCCCTTGTGCTAAATCTCGTAGCCCGTTTACCAATCCAAGGCGTTCGTTTTCTTCAATTGCTCCGTGGCTAACGATGGCGGAGGGTGGGATATGCTCCCGCGTCCAAAACTGCCATCCGTCCGGTTCTCCCTTCCACTTGGCTGGGTCGGCTGAGAACTCAACCGCGAAAACATGATTCCCGCCAAAGCCTAGTGCATCCTCAACACGATAGGAAAAGTACGTTCCCTGTCTGAAGCCTTCCTGCTTGATTGCGGCTGCGTTCTCCTTGTTCGTACCGTGGTAAGCAATCATTCCTTCCCCTCGGCGCGGGCCTTCTCTAGCTCGGCGATGCGTTTGTTTCTACCGCACCAATCGTCGCAATCGTCTGCTTCGGCACCAGTCAAAAGAGCGGCACATCCGTCTTGGTGAGGACGTAGCCTTGCTTCCTCCAATCGCTCCTCCCGCAGCAACGCTTCCAGGTCAGAGGCGGCGGGTTGGAGTTCTGCAATTCTGTGCCTGAATATGGCGATTATAGTCCCATGCTGTTTCAGTTCTTCGTCCAGGTCACATACCGCTTTCCGCTTATCGAAGGCCGTCAAGACAGCCGCCAATACTTCCGCCCGCGCTTGCTTCTCGGCTTGTTGTGTACGTTCGCCTTCCAGTTCGTCGGCCACGCTGAAAACTTCTTCTGGTATGGTTGTCGGTTTGGAGATTCGGCTGTCCGTGAAATAACAATAGGTTCGCGCAAGGTGGTCTAAGAACATGCCCATGTCACTTATATCGGCGCACCAGCCACAACCCTTTCCCTCTTTGTCTTGACCCAAACACTCTATTGGGTGCTCACATATGTCAACCATTTGCATTTTCCTCCCCACCCTCATCCAGTCCTAATTGAACCCTTGAATGAACTCCACAACGCGTCGCTTATCTCTCATCAACAAAATTCCAACGCCGAGCGGGCCTGCCCATTCCAGGGACTTTTTCGTATCTGGATGTTTTCCCAAGTCGGACAGCATCGAGGTTACTGCCCGGCTTAGGTCGTTGGTTTCAACGTACTCCATCGCACGCTTTTTGCACCAGTCAAGATGCTCTTCTCTAGTCATATACTTCTCCTCCCTGCTACTAGGTGCGGTGGTGCGTGGTCGGTTTCTCTTTAGTGGCGGCAGAAAGAAAGTGACCCCTTTAAGTATCCAGCATGAAATCTTCCACAACATTTTGGGTAGCCAAGTCATCCTTTCTCCGTACTAGGTGCGGTGAGGTCGGGTTGGCCTCTTAGGTGCGGTGACTTTCTCTGGTTCGAGAAATCGTATGACCTTGCCCTTCTCCCGTGCGTATCTCAACTCGTTGCTGGTGCTCTTGCCGATGTACCCGTTCACGTTGAGAATTAGCACTTCATCGGCCATATCAATCTTTCGCAGGTGGAGTTCATCCAACGCTTCAACGACTTCTGGCCCAAGCGCCTCGGCCCCATGATCCTCGGCGTGTTTGCAGACACCGACAGAAAGAACTATCTTTCCGGCTAGGGTTTCCTGCCAGCCCGCGTCAAAGAACGCCTCCATGAAGCGCGTAGAGCCACACAGGCATACAACTGTTGGTTTCGTCACACCCATACTAGGTGCGGTGAGGTCGAGTCCGCGAATCACTCCAAGAGCGATTGTTAAGCCGGACACACGCCCCTTCTCATAAATCCCATCTGTAACCGCACTGGCTTCGGCCTCTTTTACCTCCAAGTTGTCTTTCATATAGGAAAGCGCTTCGTCGCACTTCTCCCTCACGTTCTCCCGCTCGTCGGCTAGGAGGCGCTCGATTTCTGGGGCGATAAGTTCAGCTACCTTGTCAGCATCCTCTCTGTCCAAGATTACCCTTGTCCAGATGAGTTCACCAAACTTCTGCACAAGTTCTTCCCGGCTCATTTCTTACTCTCCTCTAATAATGCGCGGGCTTTGGGAACAGGGCAGTGCTCTTCGTGTGTCATTGTTCCATTGAATTCAAATGTAATGGCACAGTGCTCACACCAGACTCTATCACCAGCAAACTTCTTCAACGTCTCCCCCATCCTCTCAACCAAGTCAAGGAGGTAGCCAACATTGCTAAGAGGATTACTAGCAACCGCGCCCTCACGCGCCTTGATTTCACTAACCGTTGGCTTTTTGCTGTCGCTCATTGGCCTCGCTCTCTACGCGAAAGGGGGCGAAGTTCATCCTCGCTATGACCACCTAGACTTTCACTAAACTTCTCTCGCCCTAAACGATACAGATAGCCGAAAGAATCAGTCCACAAAACAGCGGTGACAATTCTGGTGCCACACACGGAACACTTCACCTTCTGCCTAACCCTAAACCTAGCCTTCCTCCGCACACGCTTGGGCTTTTTCACGGCTTACGCTCCACAGTTGACACATTCTCCTGGCATGTGGGCTTCGTCACAGGCGGCACAGCTAGGACAAAGACCCCATGTATCAATCCATTCCCCGCTGCTCTTGTAAGTAGGAATCAGGAACCAACTCTTAATCCAGCGGCCGCAAATCCCACAGTGGTAGCCGTCGTATTGGACATCTGGCTTGCCTTGTAGCAACCAAAGTACCCAGCGCAAGAGCGTGGGCTTTTTCATTTGCTGGACTCCTTCAAGACACGACGGCCAAGTGGGGTGATGCGATATTCCCTCAGCCCTATTTTGCCCTTGCCCCTTGCTATGAGTTTGTGGCGCTTGAGGATTGCTACCGTGCTGGGCTTGACCGCTTCGTAGTGCTGGAATCTATCCCGATACCCGTCCAAAGATGTAAGCCAAAAAGAAAGTGATTCGCGTAGATATGCATCTGGATACTTGACAAGCAGGCGCAAGACCTCAACCTGCGTCTCCGTCAACTTAACCTTCCCTGCGGGTTTGCTCATACTAGACACCTTCACTTTCTAGCCACACAGCAATACCAAACAGGACTGCGGCCACCACCGCGAGAATCACTGAACCCCACCATGCAATAGCCATCCCTGCAAACAGCGACAACATACAAGACATGCACATCGGGATTATCCATAGCTTCCCTGCGGGTTTATCCTTGGGCTTGGGGGTCATGGCTTTTCGCCTTCGAGAATCAAAGCGTTGCTGGCAACGGGAGTAATCCTAATCTTTCCGTCAATCGTATGGCAGACTAGATAGCCATCGTTGTCAAATTGAAAATCTATTTGTGCCCCGTTAGAAAGCGTGAAGCGAACCCGCGCGGACTGTTCGATTGCCGTAACGATGTCAGTAAGCGCGGCTAGAACTTCTATTTTCCTAGCCATCTCAGTCCTCCTCTCGCGGTGGGGGTACTGTGATAGGCTCCCACCAGCATTCATATCCGCGAAGTTCGGTTCCATCATCCAGGCGGATAAGCGGCGTGTCGTGACCAGCAAAAGAGACATACTTGACAATCGTACCTTCCTTGCCACAATGCTCTGGGAAGGGGTCGGCCCTTAGCACTTCGCCACTAAAGACCGTGCCACTTGCTCTCGAAATTCTAACCCTAGTGCCGAGTGGAAGGTTTCGGTTAATCACTTCTCCCCCTTCAGGATGAACCCTTATCCAGTCTCGGCAGGCTGAAGTTTGCTAATCGCATGCAGGATATTTGAACAGGCGGCTTGGTATCCCTGCTCATACACAGCATTCGCGTCGGGGTCGAGCGTGCTTTCTAATTTAATAGAATCAATACACGCTACCAGCGTCACCGCACGCGCCTTGGCAATGTTTTGTTCGTTTTCGGCGAACAGTTCCCGCGAGAGTTCCGCCTCTCCATTATCCCCAAGAAACATCGCAACCTTAACCATCGTGTCGGTCATTTCTTCCCCTCCTGCGTTGTGCCGAGTAGGACTTCACGAAAACGTCCACACGAGAAAGCCCTTCCGCCGTAGTGCCGGTTGTTATATTTACCGCCATCAGAAAGCTGCATCTCCACCTTCTCACATAGTTTCTGTTCTACTCGCAGATATTCATCAGCTTCCCCCAACCATGCTTTCAGTAAGTCGGCAGCGCCCGTGTAACCGTCAGAGCGTGCTTGGTGGTACGCGGTTTCAGTGGCCTCATCCTTGTCGCTTTGTGCTCGCAGCTCCTTTAGCAATTCCGTCCCTGTTTTCATGGGTTCACCGGGGCTTTCTTCTTCATGCACTTCAAGCACTTTAGGAATCCTGCTGGGATTTCAGTTCCGCACTCGCTACAGCTTCCAGGCTTGCTTTCTGGCTGTGGCCCTCGGCCAACGGCGGATTCTGGGCTGGCTCTCTCAGCGAATTTGTAGCCCTTTGAAGCGTTGTCGATCCAGTTCCGTAAGAACCGCCCGTATTTCTTGTACCGCCGGCCAGTGGAGAGCACCCAGGCTCTAGCCTTCTTGTACTCCCGGATCAGATCAACAGCGGGATAGGCTTCTTCGAGGGCTTTGTGTAGTTCTTCCTCTACCTCAAAGAACTCACAGCGAAAAACAACCGACGGCGGATTAGTCTTTTTCTCCTTCTCTTTCTCAATTCTCTTTTCTCTCTTCGAGGCCCCGTGCTGGCCCCCAAGCTGCCCCCTATCCTCGCCCTCCTGCTGGCAGGATTCATAAACAGGGTAATCGTAATCTATTGTCGCGGCTGCATTTAACCGCGTTCCCTGCTTGCTCCCCTGCGTTACCTCATACTTGTTAATAAGGATGGGGTAATTTGTGTGCTTTCCGGGCTTCGTGAACCGCTTGACGTACCCCTTCCGCTCCAGACCTTCCAGAACTTTCCGTGATTGCCGCACCGAGAAGTTGAAATTGCCGGCTATGGCTTTGGCGCTGCCGATCCAGATGCCAGTGCCCGGGTCTGCTATCTTCACTAGAATGTCGAAGATGGTGTACTCGTCTTTAGTGACACTGCCGCTTCTCAGGTGCTCAAGGATGCCCCGCCTGCTTTTGACGTAGCCGCTAAACATAGGTCTAGGTCGCGCTTTGCTTCTCTAGGTATTGCAAGATTTTGATGAGCTTGGGGATTGCCTCGGGCAGTATCACCAACTTAACATCACTGCCTGTGAGGAATTCCGGGTAACCCGACTGCCGACCGACCTGAGCAAACCAACCCCTTGACGGCCTGTCAACAATACGAATCACGAAAATCTCTTCATCGCTGTCGCCTGGAATCTCTACCACCTCTAGCGTAGCCCCACACCCAAGTTTCCACTTCCGTTTCATCACACCACCTCCACCGGCGAAATCTCTATCACTGTTACTGGCCGCATCTTGCCGCACTTCTCCTGCACTGGATCGGGGTGGTCAAGGAACTCTAGGCGGTCGTCCACGATCAGCCCGATGTTCTTGGCAGCGTCTAGGATGGGCTTGAGGCCCCCACGGAGATTGTCAGGGTCTAGGAGCCTCTTCCTACGGCAAAGCACCGTCAGGCGCATCCTGGGGCGGTTCTTCTCGACATATCGCTTCATTGGCCCTCGGTTGCCTTTCAGAGCACAAGCCAACTCCAGTTCCCACAGTTGCCGCAGCCGCTTCTTGGCGTGGCCGTTGCGGTAAGCCCGGAGCACTTGGTTGTTGCTGGGGGTCGCCCTCGGTATTTCCAGCACAATCGGGAAGTTCAACTCGCCCTCGCAGCAAACAACTCCGCCTGCTCTGCGGGCCTTTCCACTGGTTTCGTCCGGTACAGGGATTGCCGGCGCGAAACGACTGAGTAATTCAATATGCTCTGCTGTCTTAGCTGTCGCAGGATACGACTCACAGAATCAGGAGCTACATCAACCCAGTTTTGTACATAGAGACGCAAATCCTCCATGTGGAAGGTACGATTCTCGCAGCAGAACTCCAGAATCAGCTTCCCTATACGGCTCCTGACGCGCGCTCTTTCTTCTCGGTCGGTGGTGGGGATTGTCATGGCTTTTCCCCAAACTCTTTCAGCAGGGCAGTTGCGATTATGTCGGCATAGTCGAGGGTGGTCTTCCTGGTTTTCGGTTGGTCATCCTGGAACCAATCCAACCATTCTCGTAGCCTCGTTACAAATCGAGCTTTCTCTCTGTCTCGAATTATGACAGCCATCTCACTCTCTCCTTCGCCTAGTCCTCCAGCCTTTCTTGGCTGCCTTACTCCGCCTCTTGTGCCAAGCAATAGCTCCTAGAATCTCGCTGCGCGACAGGTAGTAGTCCTCCATGAGTTCCTTGATAGACTCTCCCGCTATATGCCGTCCGGCAATGGTAGAGAGCATGCGCCACGAGCCAATACGAAACCGACGTTCATGTTTCCGCTTCTTTTTAACCACTCACTCCCTCCACCCTGACGCGGCGGGGGCTATCAACGGGCGCTGAATCGCCGCCGTGCGCTTCTCCACTGTTACAATGGTGTCGTTGTGGCAAGCTCCATGACAGAGGAGGAGAACATGCTGCAACTTGAAACCTCGATTGTTTCCGATTCCGGTTGAATCCCAACCGAAACAGATGGCCTTACCGCCAGCGCGAACAATCCGCGCAATTTCGTCCTTGCACTTCGCCCAATACTCGGTGCGACCGGCTGTTCCGTTATGTTTTGGTTTATACTTTCTGAGGGCCTGCTCAAGTGAATATGGTGGGTCGAATAGAATCCCATCCACGCTTTCGTCCTTCAATGAGCGCAGAAAATCTAGCCCATCCAGGTGAAACTCGGCTTGGATAGAAGAATCGGCGTCGTTACAAACTTGGGCCGGACTTGCAACGCCGCAGAATGGGTCAGCCCAATATCCAGACATTTCTCTTTTCAACAAATCCTGTACGGCTTGCATCTTGAAGGTGTAGCGATTGGGCATTTCCCAGTGGCGTACAATCCCGTCAGCTTTGACTATTCCGAGCATCAGTCAGTCTCCGCCGCTTCAACGCTGCCTTGCATTTCTCGCAGGTCACAAACCTCTTCGCTATTGTCCAGGTTTCCCTTTTTAGGTTGATCTTCCTCGGCCTCTTTGCACATAGGGGAGAAACAGCACCCTTGTCAGAAACAAGATGGCCCATGTGAACTTTCTTGAGATCGTGGTATGGGTCAGCTTTCAGGATTCCGAGCATCAGTCAGTCCTTAGGTAACTAGCTCGTAGGTCGCATCAAAGATGTCAGGCTTGCAGGGGTAAAGTTCTCCCTTGACGCCGCGGATTATCCAGTCATTCCAGTCCACGTTCATAACGTCTTCCAAGGTAGCAATGTGTAGAAAGGTGTGTGGTGGGTCTGTGTCACACCAAACACTTCCGGTTTCACCAACTCCCTTCTGCCACGCTGCGTTCAACCACTCTGGCCAGTCAACATTCTCCCAACGACGAGCCTGAGTCATTTGGAACGCCTCAATTACAACGGGCTTCTTACGATATTTCGCCATTTTTCTCTCCTTCACTCCTTATGCGAAAGGCGGCACCAGCGTTCCGGTCGCTAGGGGGCTAGTTGGTTGGTTCACCAGTGCCGCCTCCGCATACATTGGAGGGGAGCCACGAGAGTTGCCAAGTAAGTGACTGTGGCACGTCGCGTCAGACGCCGCGCAGTTCAACAGGTTGACGAAGCCCGTTTTCCCATTCACTTGTCGCGTCTCTCTACGCATCGCTGCTAGGCCCCCCAAACTTGATTCCGTAAAAGGTCATCGCTTTGCGAACCTTCTGCATCGGGAAACCGATGCGATTTAACTCCTGCAACCAGCCCACGATGTTTGTCCTGTTGCATAATTTGTTCTCAGCTCGCCTTTTCTTTGGGTGACATTTTTGGCACAGCGTCACCAGATTCACCCTTGCGTTCGGGTCGCCTAGCTTGTGTTGCTCTATGAACCTTGCGGCGAGAATGTGGTCGCAGTGATGGGCGGCAGATTTTGAACGCGAAGCAATTGTCCCGCACATAGCGCACAACCTCCCTGAAACGGCCTTTCTTGCCCTTTGCCACCCTAACCTGCTGGGCGCGGAGCCGGGCCGCTTTCGCCTTAAACGTTTCTTCTGCTTCCGCGAGTAGTAGTGCTGGACTAGGCAGGAGACACACAGAGTACGCTTCAGGCTGTACAGGTTTGGCCTGAAACTTGTTTTGCAATTTCGACATTTCCTCTCCTTCGTCGCGTTCTGTATTGCTTCTTGGAAATTCCTTTGCATATGCGACAGGTTCGCCAACTCCTACCCCCCTTGAAGTAAGTATTTTCAGGCGTGAAGGCATGACCTTTGCTGCAATGAGTTTTTCGTGCGTTGTTCGCAGAGTGAGATGTTCCCCTTCTCCAGTTTTCTAAAGGGGTCACGACCTCCAGGTGATATGGATTTACGCAGGAACGATTGCGGCAGAGATGGTCGATCTGTAGCCTTGCTGGAATGATGCCAACAAAATTGGTGTAGGAATATCTATGTGCATATTCGTGTCCGAACCTTCCGTAGCCATTATTGTTTTTTGCGCCGAGCCAATCCCAACAATGAAAACCTCCTTTACTTTTTCCGATCCTATTAAAAAATTCGGCTTGCCGTTCCTTTCGTGTTGGGTTATGCAGATGTAAGACGATCTTGGGGTCACCATGTCTCCGCCAACGCGCCCAATGCATCGCGCACATGGTTCTGCCATATCGCCGTTTCGTGCATCCGATAATTGTGCACCGCTTACGAGAGATCGGCCCCACGCTCTTGGGTTTGGGCATCGCTTCGTTCTGCATGGCTTATTCCTTGCAGTCAAAGACTGCATATCTCGTCAAGGCGTTTCTGGAACTCATCCCCGGCGCCTGTTAGAGCCACTATCCAAGCGGCGAATGTTAAGGCGGCATCCTTGGACAACCGCCGCGGTGGGCCGAGGATAACAATCGAATCGCCTTGCATCCCAACTCCCCATTGATTCCACAATTTATCACTACGATCTTCTGGCATGGCTTAGCCTCTTTCCTCAACCTCAATAGATTGGTCCTCGCAAATCGCTTCGAGTGTGGGAACCCAAGCGGAAGGAATCACATACAACTTGCGTTTCTCATCGCGCTTTCCCGCCATTCCGTCAATAATCTTGTCCTTGAGCGTTACGGTGTCGCCAAAAACCTCTGCCTCATCGCCTTTGAATCGAATGATGATTTTCTTGGAGTTCCTTGTCGCTGGCCGCGAAACGGCATGCGCTGGGCGTTCTTTCGGCGCGGGCTGTTCCACATAATCGCCCTGCTGAATGTCTGGAACGCTTCTCCCTTCGACCACAGAAAAGGTCTGAGCGCCGATAGAGTTGATTCCCATGATGTTGAGATACTTCCCGTTCCTCTGCACGATCAGGTTTGCCTGTTCGCCCTGGCCCGCTTTGAGATAGGGCCACAAGTCTTTTTTCCAGCAAGTGCATTCCCAATTCCCGTACTCCACCTTGACGTAGTTCCCCTTGCGGTAGATGACTTCCAGATAGCG